ATTGTGAGGTATGCAGCATGAGTCATTTCGCAGAGATAGATGACAACAACATTGTTCTGAGGGTCTTAGTTGGAGACAACGATTACCCAAATGAGGGCTACGACTGGTTTGTAGAAAATCTAGGGGGAACTTGGATTCAGACAAGCTACAATGGCAACATTCGCAAGAACTTTGCTGGCACTGGAATGATTTATGACTCTGAGCGTGATGCCTTTGTCGCACCTCAGCCTTTTGAGTCGTGGACACTAGATGAAGATACTTGCACATGGACACCACCGATCCCAAAACCGACAGACGATAAACTATACACATGGGACGAAGATTCCCAGACATGGAGTGAAATAAATGAGTGATGCACTTATGAAGGTAGTGATTGACGCTAAGGCGAAAACCACGAAATACATACCGCTTTCTGCTGAGGAAATTGCAGAGCGTGAGGCTCGGGCAGTTATCGCTGAGTCAGAGCGTGTCGAGCAAGAAGCTATTGAAGCTCAGACGGCAACACACCGACAAGCTGGTCGAGACGCACTAGTGGCACTCGGTCTAACCGAAGAACAGATTACCGCATTGGTCGGTTCATAATGGCAGTTACATCAACAGGCGTAACAGTCAGCACTTCGATCACAGCGGTTTCAGGACCTACTCTTAACCCAAAGATTGTTTACCTTCAGTCCGGCACTGCTGGCGCTGCTACCTATGTCGGCGGATCAAACGTGTCTGCTGCCAACGGGGTGCTTCTGAGCGAGACAAACAACGCAGTCTTTCAGACGAACGCAGATGACACGCTTTACTGCATCTCTGACACTGTCGGCGCTGTAGTCAAGGCACTAGAAGTCGAATAGCAATGGCGGAAGAATCGTCCTCCATACGGATAACTAATTATCAGGTATACGAAAAGCTCCTAGAGGTTTCTAACGTGCAGATCGAAATGGTTGCTGAGCTTCGTGGGCTAAAGTATCTTCCGCAAAAGGTCGCAGAGATTGACAACAGATTGTCTAAGGTCGAGTTAGTAGCAAGGCTTGTCTACGGCGTTTACGGGGCAGTGCTAGGCGCTGTCGGTATCGCAATGGTCGGATTACTAAGTGGCTAAGTGGCAGCACCCTTTTCCTGAATCCACAATCACGAGCCGATTCGGTTCAATGGCTAGACGACTCACTCCTCATCGTGGCACTGACTACGCACCCGGAGCTAACGAACTAATCCCAGCGGTCACAGACGGCGAGTGCGTGGCAGTACAGTGGTCAAACATTCTCGGCTGGGTAATGATCCAGAAGGCTTCTACAGGTAAGCATTACATTGGCTATTGCCACCTCTCCTGCACTAAGCATGGCATCAACTGCAAAGGTCCTTCACAACATCGAGACGGCTCAACTTGTATGTACAAGCTAAAGCCGGGGGACAAGCTCAAGAAGGGCGACCCAGCAGGGCGAGTGGGAAATACAGGCTCTGCATCGAAGGGCAGCCATTGTCATCTCACGCTCGGCACAACTCCTAAGAGTCCGTTCTATGGCAAGGTGTATGACATCGCTAAGTTCATCAACAAGCAACTGGTCGTGAAGGCGTGTCCAACGTGCAGACGGCCTTTGTAAAGCGTCTGGTCAAGTCCTTCACTGAGGGAATGTTCTTCATGCGTGACGAGCCTGAGTCCGAGACTGGACCAAACTGGAAGTTCCGGCGCAAACTAATCTTTGGGTCATACCGATTGGGTTTTGCAATGATCGTATTTGGAGCGCTGACATTCTTGGTTGACCAATGGGGCGTGGGCGTGACGCTGATCACTGGAGGTGTGTCACTTATCTCAATCATCACGACAGCTTATACAGTTAGTGCTTCGTGGCAAGACACTAAGCTAGTAGGTAACGAATGGAGCGAAGATGTTTAGTAGAGAATTTTGGTCTTACAGCGGAGAACGTGCTTTGAAAACAGTGGCGCAATCTGCATTGGCTTATCTTGGAACCGGGAGCGTAGGTCTTTTCACAGTTGACTGGACTGGGCTGCTGTCAATCTCATTAGGCGCAGGACTACTTTCGATCCTGACTTCTATCGTTTCTAAGAAGTAGCTCTACGGCGTTTGCGAAGTCTGGCTCTTTCGCTGGAACTCAAGCCTCCCCAAATTCCATACTCCTCATTATTTATCATTGCGAAGTTTAGGCATAGTGCTTGAACAGGGCAAGCTTTGCAAAGAATAATTGCTTGACGCTTATCTGAATTTTTGTGACCACCTTCCGGGAACCAAGCTTCAGGATCAGACTGCTGACACGATGGTGTTCCGCTTTGACGTATGCCATTGGCTAATGCTGTAAGGGCTTGCTCTGAGTTCATAAGCAAAAGCTAATGCTGCGATGAGCATCTGTCAAATTAGCGCTCGTCTGCCGACGTTGCTCCCCAAATTCCGTAACGCTGATTTGTTTCCAGCGCATAGGTGAAACACTCCTCGACCATGTCGCATGACTTGCAGATTCTCTTGGCTACCTTGGTTGCAACCGTTCGCTTTTCAGGATCGTCAATGTCCTCCGGGAAGAAAACATCCGGGAGACTCTGACACTCTGGATCAACCTCGTTGGTCAATTTCAAGAAGCGCATGTAGGGACTTGATAAATGTCCGTTAGTTGCCATAAGGTAAACCTACTAAACAAGGAGGACAAATGGAAACACACTCACCGACAATTTTCAACACCGCAAAACTGGTTGGAACATTCACAGCAGGTTCTTCAGAGTGGCACGAGGCACGTCAAGACAGTCTGGGAGGTTCTGAGATAGGTGTGGCATGTGGACTCTCGCCATTCCAGTCACCCTTCAACCTCTGGGCTATCAAGACAGGACAGATTGAGCCTCCCGTAATAAACAACTGGGCAGTCAGGTTTGGACAGAAGTTTGAGCAGCCAATACTTGAACTGCTGGAGGAAGAACATCCGGACTGGGAGCTGTTTACCACTGGAACTTACCGTCACCTTGAGCGCTCTTTTATGACAGCGAACCCGGACGCTTTGGCAAAGGTCGATGGCGAATGGGTAATCGTCGAGGTCAAGACTTCACGCAATTACTGGAACGAGATTCCTCCAACTTACATTGCTCAGGTTCGCTACTACATGGCAGTCATGGGAGTGCAGCGAGCTGTCATTGTTGGAGTTGTCAACATGGCATGGGTTGAACACTGGGTCGAGCGTGACGAGTTTGAGGAGCATGTTTTAGTTGACCAAGCGACACGCTTCTGGCAGTATGTCCTTGACGGAACTCAACCAGACTGGGATGGCTCAGAGTCAACATACGAAACGGTCAGAAAATTACACCCAGAGATCAACGACGAGGAGGTTGAAATAGATGGGCTTCACATTCTATCTCTTGCACAAAAGGCTTACGACGATGCTGAGGACGACCTACGCAAACAAAAGTCGCAGGTCTTAGCAATGATGGGCAAGGCAAAGCATGCTTACGTCGAACACGAAGGCAAGAAGATTCGGGTCGCAACTCGTGAGGCACGAGGTCGCAACAAGCCGTTTCTAAAGGTCGTGAAATAGTGATGCAAGTATTCCTTGGCGATGATGTAACTCTGTTGAAGGAGATGGAGGGCGAGCTTTCAATTCTTATCTCGGGTCAAGTAGCAGGCGTTGTACTTGACGACAGAAAACAGTTGGAACGCATTTGGTTACATGGAATGGAGAACAGCTTTTGGATGAGCCAAGGCTGGAAATTTATAGAGGAGGAAGATGATGGCGAGATTTGACTTGTCAAAGTATGCAACAGTAGAGGAAAGACTTAGGGCATTCTGGTCCGAGCCTGATAATCAGGACGCTCGAATTGTCACTGTCAATCACACGAGCAATGAAAAGGACTGGTTGATGGAGGCGAGGCTGTACATGTCAGCAGGTGACCAAGCCAACGATCTGCCAAAGACTACGGGATGGGCATCTGAAACAAACGCTGATCAGTTTAGTTTAGAGCGATGTGAGACTTCCTCAATCGGCAGAATGCTCGCCAACTATTTGTACTCAGGTTCCAAGAAGGGTGAGGCTGCTCCAAGACCTAGTCGTGACGAGATGCAAAAGGTTGAGAGAGTAACCAACCGAGACTTTGTGGGTGAGGCAGATAGAATTACAGATGTTGAGTCTCTCCGGATGCTCTACGCTCAGGCTAAGGCAGCAGGCGCTCCTGCAAAGGACTTAGAGAAGGTGAAAGCTCATGGCGAAGCACTCGGTGCTAGTGGCAAAGATAGCGGAGCTGGAGCAAGCGTACCTAGTAAGTCTGCTAAAGGGTAATGCCGATGAAGCGCAGATGTGGAACCGGGAACTCATTCATCATTTGTTGGTGCTAAGTGACTCCCTCAGAGATTCAGAAACTCCTAGCCGATCTGACGGCGGAGAACACTAGAGGCGGTCAAGCACTCTACGAAGCCGAGGTGCGTTTAGCTGAGGCAGAGAATGAACTTGACTTGGTTGAAGCCAAGGCTTTTATCAAACACTCCGGGACGGTGGCTGACCGACAGGCACACGCACGCATTGAGGCTGGCGAGGTTCGCCTCCAGAGGGATTTGAGGAAGGCTGAGGCTAATCGTATCAGGGTCAAAATCCGAAGCCTAGAATCGTCGATCATGGCTGCTCAGACTCAAGCCAAACTCCTACAGGCAGAGATGAAATTGTGAAAGCAGCCGAAACAAGGAAGCTTCGAGAGCGTGATAAATGGTGCTGGCATTGTGGCGAGTCTGACAACTTGGTTCCACACCATGTCCAGAACCGAGGAATGGGCGGATCAAAGATTGCCGACAACCTCCAGAACGTCATTCTCGTTTGCGCTGAGTACAACGGGCGCATGGAGAGCGATGCGAATGTCGCAGCCGAGGCGAGAGACTTCGGGCATAAGGCTTCTAAGTTCTCAGCACCCGGACACCCGATACTTGACTACACCCGGAAGGTGTGGTTCACGCTGGACAAGCAAGGTGGCAAGACCGAGGTTGATCCACCGAGCTATCTAATTTAGCGTTATCAAAATGTTACAAAGTTTTTTTACACAAATGCACGATTGGAGTTGCACTTTGTCACATAGTGGTGCATAATTGTAACTACAACGACAAAGGAGAGCCAAATGACAAAGATCGAAAAGCAAATGCTAGAGCAGATCAACAGCAGCACTTCGACACTTTGCGCTACAGATTGGGCAAACGGAACTTGGACAGGTGCATACACCGAGGACAAGCTAATGCGAAGGGTCTACGCAATTTTAGACTTAGGCGAGAGAGGTCTAATTGTTGATCACTCCGGTAGCTGGCTTCACAGCTTCAACACAACCTGCATTCACTGCGACGATTAGTCAATAAGACAACGAAAGGAAAACAAAATGGCAAAGGCAACCCACACAGCTAAAAAGCTAGGAAACAAATGCAGGTACGAATACAGAGGGTTTGTAATTGAAAACCTTGCAAAAATTTACACCAACAAAACGGGATGGCGATTTTACCTTTTAGAAGATGCACGAAATGAGGGCAGTGAGGTGTGTACAGAGCCAACGCTCAGATGGGCTAAGGACAGGATTGACATGGATGTAGAGGACAGGATTGAGAAGCTGGGGGCTTAGGCTCCCAGCTCAACCAACGAAAGGGGGCTTGAATGAGCGACAAGATAAATCAACTTGCAAAAGAGATGAGTGAGAGGGCGCTGGCACTGGAGGGAGCTTCAGTACCAGAAGTTATCTATGAGCGAGTCTACGAACCGAGCGAGGATCATAAAAAGCTATACTTCAACGCAGGTCGATGGAGCGCCGGGGCAACCGACTGGACAGCTCGCAAAGCGTATGAGGAATTTATGAAAGAGGAGGGCAAGTGAGCATTCAGGTAATGAACGCAGTGTGGCAACACTCGAAGTCAGATGGTCGAGCGAGGCTTGTTATGTTAGCGATTGCGGATCATCAAGGTGAGCTTGGAGCTTGGCCCTCGTTGGCGACTATCGCAAAGATGGTGAACTCCTCAGAGAGAAGCGTCCAGAGAGACATTGACTACCTGCAAAACATCGGTGAACTTGAGGTGCATTATCAGAAGGCTCCAACCCGGAATCATTACAAGTCCAACCTCTACTTTGTGAAACTGGAAGGGGTGACAGAATCAGAGGGAGGGGTGACAAACGCACAACGAGGGGTGACAAATGCACAAGGAGGGGTGACAGCAGGTGGCGTGCAATCCCTTATAGAACCCTTAAGAGAAACCTTAACTAACCAGCACGAGAATGTTCTCTTTGAAGAATTTTGGAATGAGTACCCAAAGAAGGCAGACAAGAGACGAGCGCAGAAGTCATTCTCCTCAGCACTCAAGCGAGCCAAGTTCGAGGAATTGCTTGCAGGAGCTATCGCCTACAAAGGCTCGGTCAAAGATACTGACATTCAATTTATCAAGAATCCTGCTACTTGGCTAAACGCCGACGCTTGGGAGAACGAGATTCAACCCTCGGCAGAATCCGAAGCAGCAGAACGGTCAAGACTTCGGAAGCAACGTGACCTTGAAGCCTCAAAGCTTTTCTTGGAGGAGCAAAAGAAACTTACGGAACTTGCCAAACCAGCTCCGAACTGCGAGCATGGAGTTTCAATCGTTAGGTGTAGAAAATGTCTGAGCTGATCCAACAGTGTCTTAGGTGTGGCATAGTATGGGAATCCATAAGTGGACGCAAGCACAAAGACTTTTGCGAAAGCTGCCGAGCTAGGAAGGTGCAAAAGATTGAAGGTTGCATTGTCTGGCATGGACACTTTGCAGGAGACATGGTTACTCCAGTCGACGAGGAAGGCGTTGCAGTGTTGCGTGGTACTCGAACTTGTGGCAAGCTAGATTGCGTCAACTCATTACACATAGAAAAGGGACATGATGGTAAAGAACGAAGCTAAGATTACAGTCACAGGTTGGCTAAACGACACAAAGACATTTGATTGGGGCAACGTCGGCAAGGTTGCTGTCGATCAGCGACGCAAGAACGACGACACAGGCGAGTGGGAGACAGTAGACAAGACTGTTTACGATGTTGTCTACGAGGGCAACTTCCCGGATGCCAAGCAAGCAACTGTCACTGGTCGAATCACCGGAACAAATGTCTACGAAAAGCGTGATGGCTCAACAGGATTCAGCATCAAGGTCAGAGCGGATTCAGTAGAAGCTGCTGTAGAAGCGGACGTACCGTTCTAAACTAGACGGGTGATAACACTTGAGGTTCGAGGCATACCAGCTCCGCAAGGAAGCAAGACTATTTACAATGGTCGGATCGTGGAGTCGGGCGCTAAGAAACTAAAGCCTTGGAGAAAAGCAATCGCAGACGTTTGCTTTGACCTACTCTCCGAGAACGCTGGACTGATACTCGGTCCGGTAAAGGTCGAGGTGGACTTTTATCTGCCTCGACCTCCTTCTGTTAAGAGGAGTAAACGGGAGTGGCCTATCGTCCCTCCCGATCTGTAGACAAGCTTTGTCGTGGATTGTTGGATGGACTCAACCAAGGCGCTGACACTGGCAAGGTCGGTGACGGGATAATTTACGCCGATGATTCTCAAGTAGTTGAGCTGATAGCTCGCAAGCATTACGCCGACGACTGTGAACCCGGCGCAACAATAATAGTCACAGCACTCTAAAAAACCGTTACCAAGCTGTTACAAACTTTTTAGCAAATGTCGCACTTTGTCACAAATGTATGCAACAATAGAACCACAACAACGAAAGGGAATCAGATGAACACTTACAACTACCAAATTGAAAGTTGGTATCAAGGAGAAGAAGTTACATTTACAGATGGCAGAGGTGGCTTCACACTAAAGGATGCAAAAAGGAACATGAGGGCAGCACTAAAGCGAACCGATAAGGTTGAAGGACTCTATGCTATGGGTCGCATCCTTTCCGCATACCCTGAGCGTCAAGACGCAAACTAATTTAGAAGGGAAAGAAAATGACAAAGCAAGAACTAGAGACAACTCTTGGGATGGCCCTAGAGCAGCGCATTCAAGAATACGCACTAACCGTCCCAACTATTTTTATTCTTGATCTTTTGCAAGACTTTCGCAAAGCAGTAGCAGAGGTCGACTAATGAAGAAAATAGCAAAAGGACATTACCAGCTAGACAATCTAACCATTCTATTTTTACAGCGAATGAGTATCGGTTTATGGTTCGTTTACGATCAAGAAAATCTAACGAGAAACGTATGGACTGACGCAACTCCAAAAACTTTTGTCAGTTACAAAGAAGCCAAAGAGTACGCACTAGGAGCTATCTAATGGAGATGGTGGGAATCACCTTCTGGCTTCTAGCCATCGGAGTTATTTATCTGGCAACACAACTAGGAAAGAGAGACTCTTAAGGAGGTGACTATGGATTATTACACAATCAAACAGGTGGCTGAGGAGTTTGCAGTTCACCCAAACACGATTCGCAACTGGATAAAAGCGGACAGGATTTCAGCACTTCGCTGGGGACCAAAGACAATTCGCCTAAGCGAACACGACGTGAAGGCACTAAAGGAAAGGACAACAAAGTGAGCAACGCAACAAAGGAAATGCGAAAGGCATTAGAACACGCTACAGACGCACTAGAGATGATCAACTTCAATGAAGGCTTTGAGGCTTGCATGGAAGGCATTGACGTGCTGTCAAACGTGAAGCACAACAACGGAGAGACTGTCGCAGCAGAAGTTTTGCGATGGGCTGCCAAAGAGCTAAGGGGAGAGAATGTTGATTAGAAACTTCAGCGACTTCAAGTTCGAGGTTGTCGAGTTCTTCTTTGGGAGGCAACTGGACAAGGCATACAAGCAAGGGATCACGATTGGCGCAGAGTACGCAACACGTAAGCTGTCCTTCGAGGTGAACCTCAAGCGCAACCTAACTCTAACCAAGACCGAGGAGCGAGGTTATGAAAAGGCAATCTCAGCAATCGAAAGAGTGAAGCCAGAGATAAAGACTCAGACAGGAGCGATGCTATGAAGATACCCGTCGTCGTCTACTCAACACCTAACTGCAACAGTTGCTCTGCCACTTGCAGGCGTATGGACAAATTAGGCATCATTTACGACAAGGTTGACCTAACGCAACACCCGGGACTTGCAGAGAAGTTTCGGGAGCTGGGTCACACTGAAGCGCCGATAGTCGTCACTGATCGCAAAACATGGTCAGGCTTTCGCTTGGAGAAGATTGACTCGTTAGCCAGATTCTTAGCAAGTGACGAGGCCAAGGCATGACAGGCTTTGTCCCTAAGTCGAACTCACCTGAAAAGGATTTAGTAATGACTCCAACATGGTTGGCTTCGGACATTATGAACCACTTTGCAGTAAAGGGTTTTTATCTTGACCCCTGCAAGGGCGAAGGCGCTTTTTATGACTGCTACGAATCTACAAACAAAGACTATTGCGAGCTGTCAGAGGGAATTGACTTTCTTGATTATCAAGGCAGGGCAGATTGGATTGTTACTAATCCACCTTGGTCAAAGATGCGACAGTTCCTAGTCAAAGGTATGGAGGTCGCAGACAACATTGTCTATTTGACCACGATAAACCATTACACGACAAAGCGCAGAATGTCTGACATTAGACAAATGGGGTTTGGGGTTAGGGAAATCTTTTGTGTTCCAACTCCATCAAAGCCTTGGCCTGCACTTGGTTTTCAATTAGGAGCAGTTCACTTGCAAAAAGAATACAAAGGAGACACAAAAATAACTTGGCACTCGCAAATCACAACAACAGGAGGCAACAAATGAACAGGGTTGAGCCAGAGACTCTTGCAATAGCAATCGAAATGGCTTCCGGTTTGGCTGAGTTGATAAACGAAGATCATGAAACCGAATTGGGCTACCTTGACATTTTGGACTATTTTGCAATTCTTGGACTGAGCTTTTCAGACGAATCGCCAACTCAAATCTACGTTGCAGCATTGGAGGAAACAAAATGACTATCAACGACCTAATTGCTTCTAACTGCAACAACTTTTTTGAGCAGGGCAAAAAGGCTGAGCGCCAACGTATTCTTCGTATTTGTGCGGAGATAAGTATTCCTTACGAAAGCGACTGGGCAAACGACAGTGGCGAAGTTGTATTCATAAAAGACCTAATCAGCTACATGAATGATAAGGACTACGAATGAGCCTGCAAAAAGAACACCAAAGAATCCAAGACGACTTCCGGCAAGCTGCTGGATTACTACGGCACGATTTAGTTTGGAGCGCAGACTTTGAAGCAATTCGGTCAGACTTGGCAGACTACCTAGACATGAAAAGCGTACTTGGAGTCGGCAACAGCTTGTCGCTAGTCAAAGTCGTGAAGCATCT